ATGTCAGACGAATCTGACGAGGCGCGGTAGACCGCGTTACTGGTGCAACCACATTGGCTGGCTTTGTGCGAGCAGGCTTTTCTTCCTGCTTCGTTTGAGTCTGCTCTTCCTCAAAATAATCGGGGAAGCGCTTCCTCATAGTCGCATTGACTCGGTCGTAGTAATCGTCGCTACGCGGATCGATTCCGGACCGGACCAATTTTTCGTGCAGTCCAAGCGCGAGGGCGGTCATCTCCTCATCTGTACCAAACCAAGCATTTTTGTCCTTCCACGCCTCGGCTTTTGGGTCGATTGTGGGCTGACTACTTGGAGGTACTTGGAACTGTTGAGTTTGTTGTACTCCTGATTCCTCTTCTTGTAAAGAGGGCTTGAAGTTCTCGTATTGTTTAATCCTTAATTTGGCATCCGTCAGGGCTTCCTGAGCGTCGGTTATCCTGTCGGAGTCCCCGGCCTCATATGCCTGCTTCAGCCTCTCTTTGGCAACGTTCAGTTCGTTGGTCGCCGCCTTGGTGACCTCCTGAACATATGCCCGCTCACCGTTGCCAAGTCGTTGTTTTAATTGACGAATTTCCTGCTCACGGGTCTGAGCAAACCGAAGGGCCTCCTCACGCTCACGCAGCGCCCGCTCTTTCTCGCGGCGCTCGTCGTGCCAGACCTTCTTCATCTGGCCTAGGCGCTTCTTGACCTTTTCGGAGTATTCCTCAAGGTCGTCCTTCTCCAACTCGTCTACCACCTCCTTCGGGAGGGGGGCACGGCCACGATCTTCAGGCGGGGTATCGTCCTCGACCTGAATCTCAAACTTCTCGTCTCCACCGGCCTCGGCTACCGCCTTCTCAGCGTCAACCTCGTCGGGAAACTTAAATTCTTCTTTCTCAGCCATAACTATCTCTCCTTATGCGCGACGGATGCCACGGGGGTCATCGACCACCGCTTCTACCGTGTCGTCGTTGATGATGCGGAACTCCCGACCGTGGATGACCACGCGAGTGCCCGAGTAGGGACGGGTCAGAACGAAATCACCTTCCTTGCACCAAGGCCCGGTAGGGAAACGATCTTTGTCTGCGTACGCCTCGGAACCTAGTTTGATAACGAACAGCACCACGGTGGTCTGCTCTTCAGTCTTACGAGTGTCCTCAGCCTTGATCAGCCCGCCTTCGTATTCCTCGTCAACATGCGGTATCGCACACAAGATGCGATAGCCTTTTGGCACGGGGAGTTGCGATGCTTTCTTCGCTTCTTCCTGTGTCTTCTCAACATCGATGTTACTCATCGTTTTGTTCCATCCTCTTTGCAAGGTCTTTGATTTGGTTCCGTGCGAGGTCGAGACCCTGTAACGCCCCGCAAAGACGTTTGTATTCACCTTCATCCAATTTGCCTTGAATCAAGGTTTCAACAATTAGTGCGCGCTCGTCTTGGAGTTTTGAATCCAAGTATTCAAGTGCGTTTGAATAAGACATTTATTACTCCTCGGGTTTCTCTTTTTGCCTGCGGCGCAACTCTGACTCGTCACGGGCTTTGCCAATCTCCAAGCCAAGTCGAACACCGGATTCCTGCTGTTTACCGCTGAGTTCTGCCTTGTGCTTCTCGATATCAACGCCAAGCCGTGCGGCTTCAAGTTGTTGTCTGCCAGAGATTTCTTCCTTGCGAAGGTCCAGTTCGTCGGCTTTCGCAGAAGCATCCATGATGTCTTTCTGCTGCTTTCGCTGAATTTCAGCCTGTTTGATCTGGGCTTCGATTTGCACTTGTTGCTGCTTCGTCTGGGCCTGCAGTTGTTTGATCTGCAAGTCCATCATCTGCATCTGAACAAGCGGGTCTTGCTGTTGCTGCGCGTTCTGCTGCATCTGAATCTCAGCCTTGTCCTTCTGAAGAACACGGTCTGCGGCCGCAGCAGCAAGTTGCGATAGTTGAACTTCAAACTCCGGAGGCAGGTCGTACTCCTCACGGTCATCTTGCGGAAGCGGGGGAAGGGCTGCGCCCAACTGCTTCTCGATTTCACGGCGATACTGGAACGCCATGTGCTCCATGATGTGCGCTTGAAGCGCAGCAGTGATCTGCTGTGCCATCGGGTTTTGACCGATAAGTTGCGCGATCTTTGGGTCTTGTCCAAGCGCCATGTGCGCTTTCATATGTGCTTCGTGATCTTGGAACATAAACGCCTTGAGCGGCTTACCCGTCATGACATCCATGTTCTCGGTGATCGGATCACGCGGTTTCTGATCGCTCGGAAGCGGGATAATCTTATCCACGTTCTTAACGCCAAGCGTTTCGATCATCTGACGATGCAGGTACGGCAGGTCGTAAAGTTGTGGTGCCGTCTGCGACAGTTGCAGCACCGCTTGGTACTGCACCACCTTCTGACTCATGGTGGCTGCATTGGGATCAGCAACCGGAATCACATCGACGTTGTCGTAGTCCGACTTCTTCGCGCTCGCCTTGCCTACTTCCGGCTCGTACGAATACTCATCCGGCGTGTTGTCACGAATGATTGCAGCGAGGAGTTTGAACTCCTGCTTCATCGCGTAGTACACGCGAGCCTGCACCGCCGTCATCACCTTCAACACACGCTCAAGCACGGCAAGCGTAGTGCCCACCGGAGCCTGCGAGGACATGTCGCTGATCTTGAGGTCGGACACCGCAGCGAAGCGGCGACCTTCTTCAATGATCTTGTCCATCAACATCGACAAGGTCTGGCTTGGTTCTTTATACGGCAGCGGCAGGATGTTGTCCCGGATCGCTCCGCTCGGCACGTCTACGTCTCGGAACTCACCCGGCGCAATAGGCGTATCGTCTCCCTTGACACGCAGCCCTCTTGATTTGAGACCGCCCGGAAGGTTTGACAAAGTGCCTGCATCGACGAGTTGTCGAAGGAGGCTGGTTGCAGCCTTGCTGTGTCCACCGATGAGGTGGATGAGACCGAAGTAGTAGAAGCCGAAGCCGGGGATGTATCCGTAATGGACGAAGTGTTGTCGCTTCTGTTTGAGGTCATCATCTTCTTTCCAATTACGTCGAATCGCTAAGATCGTCCCCGTGCCTTTCTCAATCGTGACGACGTATGGCAGGGCAATCCCCGTCTCGTTGTTGTCATCATCAACGTCAGGGTAGCCATCAAGGTCGAGGTTCACGTGCATCTCAAGCAACTGGAACCGATTGTCCATCGACGCTGAGAAGCCCTGATCTTCAGCCTTCTGCTTCTCAACCTCGTCCATGACACGAACCGGGTCACCCAAGTCCACGTCACGGTAGAAGCCTGCGTACTGCAACTTGATCAGTTCATTCTTGGTCTTACGCATGCGATGCGTAACACGCTCGGCTGACTCAAGGTTCGACGCGCCGTAAGGCACAACGATGTCTTCAGCCGGAATGTACACGGCAGTCTGCCGATCCAAACTCGGGTCAAAGTACACCTTCTTGAAGGCGTTGCCTGCCAAGGCGAGCGAGAGCAACAGGCGCTCATGCTCGGGGCGGTACTCCTTCATGATCTCGGTCAGTTGGTAATTCATGTCATCAGCGACACGAATTGAAGACTGCTTCTTCTCCGGCGTCTCCTTACCAATGATCTTGGTCTTGACCGGCCCCATCGCAGGGAAGGTCTCCATGATGGTCTCGGACTGAAACTTGACCGCACTCTCCATGAGGAGGGGATGGAAGACACCACAGGCACCGGGCCACGGCTCCGTCCTCTCTTCATAGCGAATGCCAAGGATTTTCAGTCCCTTGACATACACATCCAGCCAGTCTTTGCGGGAAGCCAAGTCCTGCTCGTACTCACCGATCAAGTCACCAGCAAGAGTTTGAAGTTCATTCTCGCTCATGAACTCCGCAATATTTGCATCGAAGTCTTCAGCACGCGGTTCTGCTTTCTGAAGTTCGATCATCGTGTCGCCCATACCGATACGTACGGCTTCCGGGTCTTCGATCTCGATCTCAATCGCTGGCTCTTCAGCCGCGAGAGCCTCAAGACCTGCCGGTGCCTCGTACAATGCTTTGTCGATAGCCATCTAAATTCTCCTAGTAAAACCCTTCTCGCCTGTGGCTCTTGAACCACTTCGTAGGCTCTGGCTCGTCATTGGGTAGACGGATAAAGCCCCCCTGCCGAAAGCGCAGAAGGGCTAGTGTGGTTGAGTCCACAAGGTCATCATGAGTGCCAGACGGGAAGTCATTGCACTCCTCGACCACTTCCCACGCCCACCGTCTATCGGGCACCCAGACTATACCGGAAGAGAAGAGATCGGATACTGCATTCACACGGCTGATCTTGTCTTGGCCTTTGCCCGGTGTGAACTCACCGATGGGCACGCCCATCCTTCTCATCTCTTGGTAGAGCGCAGCACCGTTGGATTTCTTTTCAACGATGAATGAGTCGGGGTTCCATTCTTTGTACTGCTCAAGCACAAGGGTTTTCAGTTCCGGGAACTCCAACCGCTCTTTGATAGAGTTAAGTAGGATTATGTTGTAGTTCTTGTTCTCTTCATTGAAGAAGACCCCCCACGTGGTGAGGGCGTTGTAGTCCGACCGGTTGGACTTCTCTTGAGCGGCGTCGAGGCTCATTATGATGTGCTCGCACTGGGGCGGGGTCTCTTTCTCCCAGACCTGCCACCACTCACGCTTGATTAGTGCCCCTTCCTCACTCGTGGGCTGTTGCATGTACTGGGCTTGCCAGTACCGCACGTCCATACTGGCCTTCTTCGCCAGCAACTCTTCAAGTGCCCAGAAGTCCGGCCAGAGTGGCTTCTCGTTCAGGATGGCTGGGAACTCAACCACCTCCCACTCATCCGCCCCTTCTTCGCGGGTCATGTGGTCAACGATCTTGCCCGTCAGGTCCATTTTGCTCCAACGGGTCATCACCACGATGATCGCACCGCCCGGCATCAGTCGCTGCACCGGGCCTGACTGGAACCACTCCCACGCCGGTTCAAACACATCAGCCCTACCCTGCTTGGCCTCCTGTTCGGAGTGCGGGTCGTCGATTATGAAGAGGTCAGCACCACGGCCTGCAAGAGCGCCGCCCACGCCAATAGCAAAATACTCGCCATTAAAATTAGTGCCCCAACGTGAAGCACTCTTTGAATCCGCTTGAAGTTCAACGTTCGGAAAAATGTCACGATACAGGTCACTCCCGACCAAGTTACGAACACGACGACCAAAGTTCACAGCCAAGTCCGCAGTGTGCGAGGCCATGATCACTTTCTTATGCGGATACTTGCCAAGGAACCACGCCGGAGCAAGGTACGAGATCATCTCACTCTTGCCATGACGCGGAGCGATGTTGACGATGACTCTTTTCTTCTTGCCTGCGGCAATTTCTTCAAAGATTCTCGCAAGTTTGGCGTGGTGAGGGCCGACTTTGTACCCTGCATACACGTGAGCAATGAAGTCTAAGAAGTTATTCTTGCCAGAATCGCGCAGCAATTTGCCTTTGTACTGCCGAATTCGCTCTAAATGCTCGCGTTTTTCCTTATCCGGCAGCGTTAAGGCATGTTCTGTCAGCGCTTCGATGTCATCGAGTGTCAAAGGCGGCGTTTGAACTGCTGCGTTCACGAATTTAGTGGGTTTGTGACGCGTTTTCGTCACGAATTTCGTAATCTTCAGGCTTCAAATCAACAATATCGCCTGTGCTACGAATCTTTTTGCGTGCTTTGATCTGTTCAAGCGTGTCTCGCAGTTCTCTTTCCACCTCTTCGATGGGTTTGACCTGCACCGTCACCTCAGATCGCTTCTTAAACGCATCAACTCCGTCTACTTCGCCCAGTTTTGTCAGGGCTTGCAGTCGAGTTTTGGAATCCGTGAGGTTTTCAGGACGCTCAATTTCAAACAACAACTTATTAACGACGTACAGTTTTAGTTCTGAGAGGTCATCAACAAGGGCGCAGTTGCTCTGAGTGATCATGCCAGCGAGCCATGCCATCGTTTCATTCGGGTAAGCGTTGTATTCAATACGCTTCTCAGGATTAACCACCATGTCACGCGCCAATTCTTCGGCTGCGTCGATGTCCTCCTTCGTTGGCACGACAGGAATACCTGTTAAGTCTGACACCAACTTAATAGTGCGCGCTCTCATCTGTATCTCTTCTTCCTGAGACAAGGGCGGCAATGCCTCGGCTGCGCTAACAGGCAGCGGGACTAACTCTTCAATTTCCGGGATCAGAACCGGCTGGGTCATGGGCGTGAATAGTACAAAATAAATATGTAAAAAAACAGCATGGTACCAAAAAGCAAAGGGGGTGGGTTTTTATACAGCAGGGGTGGGGGTCGCTTAGCCAGATTTGGAAAAAACGTGGGGGGATTTGTAAGGGTTCAAGTGTACTAGGTCGATGCCGAGGAGGTTTGCTGATACGCGCAGGGTGGCGGGGTAGTGGGGTCGCGATGCGCCAAATTTGGCAATTCGTTGTGGGCTTGAGTTCGACAATTTTTAACATGGGAAAAGGTAATGTACTTGAGTTACGCGCCACATTTTTGCGCCCATTGCCTGCTATCGCGTTGACATAGTACAGGCGATGTGGTAATATAGAGGCGTCGGTTGGGGTTCTGACCGATTCCTGACAGGTGTCAGGATTCTTCAATCCTTTGTGGAGTATCTACTATGTCATTTGCTATCAATGCTTCTGTCCAGTCTCAATTGACCAATTTGGCCGATAAAGCGGCGGCGGTTCATTCGTCTGCGGAGAAAGGTTGGAAGCCGATCCTCGCGGAGTTCCGCGCGATTGTTGCTGATCTCGGCGTGACTGATCGGAAGTCCGAGGGCGGTAAGGCTATCGACGCGATTCTTGCGCCTCGCGTGTTGGCGGCGTTGGTCAAGTCGAGCGACTATGATCTGCGTGTACATCAGGTCACGGCGGGAAGCGATGAGTTCCTGCCAGTCGATAACGCGCACCCTGCCAATTTCACTATAACGGGCGCGTATGCGGTGTCGGCTAACCTGACCGATCTTAACGGCGTGAAGGATAAACCGCGCGGTATGAAAGCGTGGTTGCGCGGTAATGCCGAGAACGGTCTGCGCCCTGACGGTGAAAAGGGTCTGCGTGATCTGATCAACAATTCGAAAGATCAGGTTCTCTCGCGGTTCTGGAAGAAAGACAAGCGGGCTGGCGGCGATGGCCCTGCGGCGCTCGATCAGAAACTGCTCGATCTCTACAAGTCGCTGAAGGGCGCGCGTGATCGCTGGGAGACGGACGGCGGCGAGTGCCTGACTGACGCCGAGTTCAAAATCGCGTGTGATCTGTTCGCAGATAAGGTGCTGAAGCGTTCCGTCAAAGCGGCGCGCAAATCCTGACACTTGTCAGGAATCACGGGGGGCGGCGCGAGCCGCCCCCTACTCTATAACTTGTTTAGGGGATATGTCATGTCAATCGCTAAAAAACTGATCGAGGAAGCGATCGATCGGTACGGTCTCATTAATCGCTTA